CCGACTGTCGCGGCGTCGTGGCGTGTCCTCAAGCAGACTTTGCTTGAAGCGTCGTGGCGCTGGATACCAGGCGACGAAACCGACGAGCACTCGAAGGAGCTCGCTCGATTCGCGAACGAGTGCTGGGGCACCGACGGCTATCCGGGGATGATGACGACATCTTGGGAGGACCAGCTTCAGTATCTCTGGGAGTTCGCGCCCATCGGCTACCGCTACGCCGAGGAGGTCTACCGCATCGCTCACGACGAGCGCGGCGTTCCGCGTGTCTGGCTCGACCGCTACGCCGACCGCGAGCCCTCGGCTCACCTCCGCTGGGAGTCAGCCGACGGGCAAAACCTCGACGCGGTGATCCAGCAGCTCCGCGGGAACACCCTCCCGCCGGAGCCTATCCCCGCCTCCAAGCTCCTCCTCCTCACGCTCAACCGGACCGGCTCGAACTTCGAGGGCCGAGGGCTTCTTCGTCCTGCGTGGTGGTGGTGGCGATTTAAGCAGAGGACCGCGAACCTCCTCGGTGTCGGGATGGAGCGATGGGCTGTCGCGACTCCTCGAGTAAAGGTGGATCGCTCCGCTGCGGAGGCCGCCGGCCTCACCGATACCGACATTGACGAGATGATCGACCGCGCGGCCGCCCAGGCGCAAGCCTACATCGCGCAAGAGCAGAGCTACCTCGTCGACAACCCGGTCGTCTCGTTCGACACCTTCGGCGAGCAGAAGCTGGACAGCTCTCACGCGCTGGCGACTATCGCCCAGTGTGATCACCAGATCAGTCTCGCCTTCCTCGCGAGCTTTATGCACCTCGGCGTCACCGACACGGGCGCGCGCTCCGTCGGTGAGGTTCACCTCTCGGTCTTCCGGAGGAGCGCGCTCAACCTTTGCGACATGGTCGCCGCCGCCGTGAGCGGAGAGGACCGACGCGGAGGCGGGACTATCGGGCGCCTCATCAAGTGGAACTACGGCGAGTGCAACCCTTCACAGCTCCCGCGGCTCGTTCACTCCGGGCTTGACGCCGACGAGCTCGCCGAGAGCCTAAACGCTCTAGCGCCGCTGGTTCAGTTCGGGCTCCTCACTCCGGAGGATGATCTGGAGCGAGCTATCCGCGAGCGTATCGGCGCCGGGGAGCTCCCCGAACAAGCGGCGCGGACCTATTACGACCGCGTCTCCGGGGGAGTCGGTGGAGGAGCCGCCGCGCTCTCCGAGCGTTATCGCAAACTTCGCGAGGTGGGCCGATGAGCGCAAAGCGAAAACTTCGGCGACTCGCCGAGCGTCGGAAGGATGATCCCAAGACTCCGGCGCCTAAAGCCGATCAGCGGACCGGTTCGGCGCGGAACCCTAAAGGGAGCGCGTCTAGTACTCGGGGCGACATCCAGATCTCCGAGTCAACGGAGAAGGCGCTCGAGAACCTTCGCGATGAGCATAACGACCGATACACCGCGGACGGGCGCGAGGTTGACCTCGGGATGCTCAAGGCCGTCTATCGGCGAGGCGCCGGAGCCTACTCGACCTCTCATCGCCCGTCGGTGACATCGCGGGAGCAGTGGGCGCTCGCTCGGGTCAAGGCCTTCCTGAAGCTCGTCGGGACCGGCGAGCGCAAAGAGACCTACAACACCGACCTCGATCTACTCCCTAAGGAGCATCCGCAGCACCGGGAGAAGGAGCTCGCGGAGAAGCCGGCGAAGTATTCGCATATCGACTTCACTCCGCCCAAGGGCGCCCAAGATGCAGCGCGTCGGGCGCTCGAGGTCCGCGCGGAGAAGCCGGAGTCTCAAAGAGGGATGACGCCGGTTGGCATCGCTCGAGCGCGTGACCTCCAGAACGGCGTCGAACTCTCGCCGGAGACGGTCCGCCGGATGCTCGCCTACTTCACCCGACATGAGATCGACAAAGAGGGCTCGACGTGGGGAGAGCAGGGTAAAGGCTGGCAAGCGTGGCAAGGGTGGGGAGGCGATCCCGGCTTTGCATGGGCGCGGAAAGTAGTGGGTCAAATGAACGCAGCAGATGAGAAGAAACTCTCCGAGCGGGCCTATGCGCTCTCCGAGGCGGAGGAGGTCGAGCTCGACGGCCTCACCGTCGTCGTCGAGGATGGTCAGGAGCTCGGGCGCCCATTCGTCACGCTCCGAGCGGGCACCGTCGCGAGCCGGATGAGCGGTGAGACTATCGCCGAGGTCACGCCGGAGCTCCTCGCCGAGATGGTCCGCGTATTCCAGGCACGCCGCGAGAGCGACCCGGTGATCATCGATTGGAATCACCAGAGCTCCCCGAATGTCGGCGCGTCTACGCCGGAGACTGGCGGCGCTCTCGGTGAGATCATTGACCTCCGCCTCTCCGAGGACGGGCGCGCGCTCATCGCTATCCCCGCCTATAACGACCGCGGACGGCGGGCAGTCGCAGAAGCCCAAGGCTCTCTCTGGAGTTCTCCGGAGTTCGTCACGGGCTCAGTCTACGCGAGAGAGAGCGGGGCTCCTACCGGGGGCGCTCAACTCCTCGCGATCACTCTTACCCCTCGACCGCAGCAGTCCGCGAGCTCGGTCGATCGTGTCTTACTGACAGAGGAGGTCCACCTTATGGAGACCCGAGAGCAGTTGATGAAGATGGAGATGGGCGACCTCGTCGACCTCCTCCTCCAGAAGATGGCGATGGTCGCCGAGATGGAGAAGCGACTCGCCGGCGACGCCGAGAAGCTCGAAGAGGAGGACTCTGATCTCCTCGCCGAGAAGAGCGACGAGGAGAAGCTCGCCGAGGACTCCGAGAAGGAGAAGCTCGCCGAGGAGGAGGACAAGGAGAAGATGATGGAGAAGAAGAGCTACGCGATGAGCGAAGGCTCGGCTCTCCTCCTCGCCGAGGTCCAGACTCTCCGGGAGCAGCTCACCGCGCTCCGCGAGGAGAACGACTCCGTTAAGCGGACCGGCGCCGTCGACGAGCTCATCCGCTCCGGCCGTATCTCTCCCGCTGAGCGCCCACTCGCCGAGAAGGCGTGGAACCAGAACAAGGCCGGAGACGGCGCTTTCTGGGCGATGTTCTCCGAGCGCGCGTCTGGCTCCGCTGTCCCCCTTCGGGAGGTTGGTCACGGCGCATCCGGAGAGCAGATTAACCGGGAGTCTCTCGCCGAGCGCGCGAAGAGCATCGCCGCGGAGAAGAGCATCAGCTTCTCCGAGGCTCTCAACCAGATTCGGACCAACGACCGCGAGTTCTTTCTCGCTGCTATGGAGGGCTAAATGAGCCGCCTCGGAAATTCAGATATCCAGACCTTCATCGCCGCTGAGGCGATCACCGGCCTTCAGGCTGTTGTCATCAACGCGGCTGGTAAGGTCGCTCTCGCTGACGGGACCACCGGCGAGCAAGCGGACGGCATCGCTCAGCGTTCCGTCGACGCTGGCGACGCGGTCGAGGTCGTGATCTTCGGACGGACCAAGGCAATCGCCGGCGACACTCTCACCGCGGGGACTCACTCCCTCCTCATGGTCGAGACTGGGACCGCTCGCCTCATCCCGTGGGTTAACGGCGGCGGCACCGAGTACAGCGTCGCGCGCGTCATCTACAACCAGAACGCGACCTCCTACGCCGATGGCGACGAGATCGAGGTTATCTTCACCGGCGCAAGCCAGTTCGCGTAAGGAGGCTAAACAATGGCCCGTCCTAGCTATAGCAATCTCCACCCCGTCGATCAGATCCTCACCGGCATCGTCTCCGAGGCTGTCCCGAGCGACGCTCAGCTCATCGCTGACCGCGTCATGGAGCGCGTCGACATCCCCGAGCGAAGCGGGACCCTCCTCGTCGAGAATACCCGCTCTTTCATGGGGGCGCCCGAGGCCGACTCTCGCCGAGCTCCCGGCGCTGGTCGTCAGTCGCTCTCGAGCTTCAACCGCTCCTCGCTCACCTTCAAGGCGGAGATCCACTCCTTCGAGGACTCCATCGCGATGGAGGACATCGAAGACTCCCAGTATCCCGGGACCGAGGAGGCGCGGAGCGCGCGCAAGGTGCGTCGCGCGCTGATGCTCGCTCAGGAGAAGCGCTGCGCTGATCTGCTCTTCGGCGCGAGCTTCACGAACACGGTCCCAGGCACGAAGTTCGACGCCGCTGGCGCCGAGCCGCTGACGTTTATTCATCAGCAGCTCGACACCTTGCGGGCGACCAACCACGGCATCTCTGCCGACACGATCATCCTCGGTTATAACGTGTTTCGCGCGCTCGCTCGGAACCCGGAGATCCGGAGCTTCGTCGGTGATAGCTCCGCCGGTATCGCCAGCGGCAATCGCATCCTCGCGGACGACGCTGTCCTCGAGGTGCTCCGCTCCGTCCTCGCTGTCCCGAACGTCTACGTCGGCTCCGCTCGGCGCGAGACCGCTATCCCCGGCGCGACCAGCTCCGAGGCGGACATCTGGAACACCGAGACCATCGGCCTCTACATCCTCCGCGGCTCCGACGCTATCGCGCAGAAGAGCGGCGGCGTCAAGGCGATGCCGGTCGCGGCGCTCAATATGCAGTATAAGGGGCTTCAGGCTGGTCAGTATGAC